TGTCCGGGAAGATCTCCCGAAATCGCGATAAGGTGAACATGTCGGAAGAAAGTACTACTTCGGACAAGCCTTACCAAATGCGGGCTAGTTAACTCTAGCCAGCTTGGAACTTTCTAACTAATACCTTGTACCAATATGGAGCTAAATCGAGCGCTGCGGATTCAACCGAGCCGCCGTTTAGCCATACGGGTTTGGGGTAAGGCACGTACGTGTCACTGTACTGCCGGGCTACCTTTTTAATGGTAGCTCTAGTTAGATACCTAAGAGATAGCGGTTGAGAGGAGGTTGCCCCCCTCAAAATTGCCATCCACTTGACGTCCTCTAAGGATAGAGGATCCACATGATCCCATTGCGTATCAGCACGGGCTTTGGTCAGAATTTCAGACCATTGCCAGTTTTGATAACGTCGGTTCCACTTCACAGTGGTACATGACATTGCAAGATCCAGTGGTACCGAAAAAGCGGTATCACCCGGTTCTCGACCTGGTCGCAGAAATCTGCCTCCAGAAAGAGACCGTAGGTACTGCCGGACTTCAATAAAGAAGTCCTCGCACCATTCGGATCGAAGGGTTGAATTGTGGAAAGAAATTACATGACGAAGATCAGTCATCGGTTTCTTCAATGTGACCGGACGAACGTCCGTTCCCAAGTACCAGTCTGCCCCGCAACTTTCTCTAAAAGGCCCAACAATAAACGACTTTTCAGTGTTTAGTGTGAAGCCTGCAACTGACAGCACCTCCTTTAAAAGAAGTGCTGCTTCTTGGCCAATGATTATATCGTCACCATACACAGAAAATGCGTATGGATCGGGATAATTCATGTAGGCCAAAGTTGCATATGAGAGAGCCGCAAATATTAACGACTCTAGCGGAAAGCAGAAACCATTTCCCATGCTACAAAATTTGTGGTAAGTTTTAACTTCACCATCAATTGAGTAACACCGCGAACGGATATCATTTAAAAACTGATACCAATCCGGAGGGAGAACCTCACGCACGAACTCGATAGCAATGCTATCACTCGCCGCACTAAGATCCAATGTTGCCCATTTCGGCCCATTGCCAAGACTACCTTCTCTAGCGAGATGGCGGTTGTAGCTCTGGTCAGATAGATCTATGCCGACACGATTTTTCAATCGATCGCGCATAAAGTTATCCACGCCGTTCTGGACATAACCATTTAGAAATGGTTCGATAGCGATCGCCCTATGGGTTTTCGCCGTTTTTGGAACAAAGTCCACTTTATTATTATCCACATACTCTATCCGCTGCTTGACTTCTGCCGAAAATTGGCTTCTGTCATAACACACAATCTGACCCGGGAGGATCAGATCACGCACTTGGCTATTATGCCATAGCAGGGGAATAACATACGGACGTGCCGTAGGTGTACACGACCAAGAGCTTGCCAATAGTTTTCTGGCAAGGTTGGTCCTATTTCCATGTACGCCTAACGAGGCACCGGACGTGATATCACTCATCGAGAATATACTGTCGAAGTCTGGGGTTTCCCCTATGACTCTTTCAATATATTGGCGAGCATAAACCCATAACTGGGCCCGAGGGTCAAAACGACCTCGCTTTGCTTTCCATCTCTGATTTACCCGTCTGCATCGATGTTCTGATGCATTAAACTTCTTTAAAGCGGCAGCACGCGGATCTAAATCCGGCACTTCTGCTTCTGTGAAGGGGTATTTCTTGATGAGGGACGATATCTGAGCTTCTACCAAATAGGTGGATGCCGAGTCATACATCTGTGGACTCGGACGCTCACTCCATTCCAAAAGTTTACCGAACTGTCGGCCTCGCAAGAGGCCCAGCAGGTAATCACGATCGGGATGGTTTAGTCCTTTAATCGCTCTCTGGAGTATCTTTACAAATATCTCCGTTGAGCTCGGTACAGTTCCTAGTTTTTGTGCTAGGGATTGCTTCAGGTGGTGCATTGTGCGTCTCCTGTGTTGGATCTTCTTTGGGTTCACGATCGGTATCTATTGTGATATCAATCCCAGAACCTGGGTCAGAGTAAGTAACCGTGCCAGACAAACCGGCACAACCACTTAGACTCAATACGGTTAAAGCTACAAAGAAAGAGAGCAAAATTAATACTCTCTTCTTAGTGTAAGGCCAACTTATGAAATATAAGTTAATAAATGCCTTACTGAGCGATATTCTGGTCGATGAAAACATCGTCAGCGCTCGCTGTAGCTAGCCAAGAGGCCATATCGTCAATTGCCGCTTGTAACTGCGACTCTTGAGCTCCAACTGGAAACGAAGTACTCACCTCGAGTATTAAGTTACCTAAGCTATCAGTACCATCCGTGACGTTACGAGTTAACTTCACAGACCCTTTGCCTACTCCAACTAAGGATTTTGGCTCTGTTCTTTTCAGATCGATATAATCGACTGCTGAATAAGAATGACTTGCCCCTTTATAACGGGCGATGTCGGGTGTGCGGTTTGTGTCGTAGTTATACGTTTTTGTATTTACTGTAAGACTCATTAATTTTCTCCTTAAGAGAATTGTGGGTTAATTGAATTGTACTCATCTTCATTGTCTATATCTTAGCTTTCAGAAGTTGAAAGATCAGAGATAGTGAATCGGCTACTCTTTTAGTACCTAAATCTCCGTTAAAGGGGATCGGTCTAGAAGCAATGCCTACTTCATGAGATGGCGTACGTTTTTTGTCCAATGTTGTATAGGACTCTGTAGACGTTCCACCAGTGGGCACTAAATATGTGCCCGGATTGGTACCTGTAGACGTGAAGCCTTGCGCTTCCGTTTCTTGCAGGTCCTTGATGGTCGTCCACGAACTTAACACAGTAACCCCCACCTTAGGCGTGATCGCGCTGATAAAATCATCAACATTCACAAACCAGTCGGCGACAAAACTAAATGGGACAACTTCCCAGGCGGTCTTCGGAATCTGACTCATATGAACACCAAAGGTGTCTCTAGAGTCATGTTCGTAAAGAATGCCAGCTCGGACTTCCACGGTACGCTTCGTTTGTGTCAACTTTTCAGTTGATGCATAGTAAGCTTCCTTGGTTATCGTTTGCTCATTAGTTCCATAGTTAGTTGAATACCCTCGCGCAGTAGTGCGGTTGGTTAATTCGGCTAACCGAGTAATGGCTGCAATAGCATCCTGAACATCATAGACAATCGGCATGGCACCATAACGGTACGATAGCCAATTACTTGATATCAGGTCCGCTAGTGTTACGATCTTCTCTTTCTTAGAAGTGGATTTGGGGTTTCCCCTACGTCCGCGCAAAGTCTTGCGACGTTTGCGTTTTTCTTTTCTGAGTTGTCGTTTTAACCAACGGTGGTACGCTCGTAACGGGCTAAGGAGAAACGTTATAGTCTCTCCAAGCTCCGCAACGAATGTCAGACCATGAAACATAGGGTCTGCGACATTAGCTTGCGCTTGCGTACCTGCTAAGGTTACGAGTTGATTCACATCAACCGATGTAAACACGTGTTGACACAAACCGTGGTGGATACCTGATCCACCGTGATCTGTAAGCCAACGGTCGGGTGCGTAAGTATACCTTGCTTCCACATCATATGGAGGCAATAACGACTTGTGCTCTCGCACAGTATCTGTCGTAATGGCAGAACGCGTTTCGACGGTGCTATGCATCGGGTTGTTGAAAATCTTCCCGCGACGAGATCCGACTATGTAACCAGGGCGACTAACGTCGAACATATATTTAAGTTCTCCGTTCTGATCAGGTATTTCCTTTTCAGTTGTAAAAGTCACTCCGGTGTTATAGTTTTCATCAGTGTAGGATGTTAAAGTGGGCGTTAGCTCACCTGAATATCTTCTTCTGTATGGATTCGTCATATTAATACCTCGTTTTATTGCGTGGTGTTTAAGTCGATCCAAGGATTTCTGAGTAATCACTCTCAGAGACCCCGGATCTGGGCAGAATTGCCCCCTTTGCGTAGAGGGAACTCTACCTTATCCGCAGCAAAAGCTGCTAGAGATACAATCTCTTCTCTTCCGTCCAGCTGCGCGCAATACGCAGGCAAGATATCGAAGCCGTTCAAGCAAGGAGATTAATCCTTACTAATCGCTTCTACACCGCTAAGCCCTTTTCAAGGGGCGTCAGCAATCGAAAGTGGTATCATATTTCATACCTCCGGTCTTGCGACCCGAGATACTTATGAAGATACCGTCAGAACATTACTTAAGAGCGCATAGGAATATGCTCTCCTTTGTCAGTACTGGCAAACCGAAAGGC